CAGAGGGCTTGTAGGGAGTCTCATGAGGCTAATACTATTGTCTCTCCTAGTGGAGAACTACTGGGAATGTTTGGTCTTAGTTTCATGGATGAGTTCATGGGCAGTCCTTGGATGCTTACTACAGGTAAGCTGGACAAGTATTATATTCAGTTCTTACGAGGTAGTCGTGACTGGGTAGTTGAAGCTAACAATAAGAGAAATATACTCGTAAACTATGTTCACGTAGAGAACAAACTAGCTATTAACTGGTTAAAGTTTTTAGGCTTTAGTTTTCTACGTGAGCTAGAATACGGAGTAGGTAAAGCTCCCTTTTATGAATTTGTGAGGATTAAATAATGTGTGGCCCAGCAGCAGCTTCCGCAGCGTTAAGCATGGCGGGTTCCGTAATGGAATACAACGAGGCTAACGAGAACTATGTAGCAGCGGTAGACGCTAATAATAGATCACGTGTTAGTGCTATTAGATCAAGAGACTTACAGATAAGTCAGACACAGTTAAGAAACGAACAAGAACAAGCTAAACTAGCAGACGAAAAGTTTGACAACTTAATTAAGGGTATTGAAAATGCTGAGTCGTTTAAGACAGCAGCAGGTGAAGACAACATTATTGGACGGTCTATTCACATGGCTCTATCTGATAGGGTGGCTGATAGACTGCGTAATGCTTCAAAGATTTCTACTCAGGCAAGCTATGTAAACCAACAGGCTAATGTAGATGCCTTGGGCATCCAAGCACAGCTTGAGGGACGCTTAGCAAGTATTGTAGACCCAGCTAAGCCAAGCCTAGGTTCTTACATGATTAAGGGTGCTTCTAGTGCCCTTGGTAATTATTCATCTATTGGCGGTGGTACTACATGGTCAGATTTAGCTGTAGGATAACAGGAGATACAAATGGCTACACCATCTAAAAGAAGTCAGGTAGCAGGGATGCAGACGATTACGTCTAATCAACCTGTAGCCAGACCTGTAGATACCTTTGTATCTTATCGTCCACCAGCTAAGAAAGAAGGGGCATCAGCACTGCTAGATGCTCTCTCTACTATTAGCCCTGCCCTTGGTAAAATGGCAGAGTCCAACCGTAAGGTTAAAGCAGCCCAAGAAGCTACAGTTATTGATAAGGCTTTTCTATCAGACCCTGATGGTTTTGTGCAAGACTTTACATCAGGTAAATACCAAGACTTCATGGCTCCCTCACAGGTTCTAGCTGGTGAGCATATGGGTAAACGCCTAGCTCGTCAGTACGGAGCAGCACTAAAGCAGGGGTATGCTACATCAGGTCTTGGTGAGAGTGATGATGCTACAGCCTTTAATACTTGGGAAGAAGCTCAAAGAGCTAGGTTTGTTATAGACAACAAAGACCTCTTCAGCCAAGCAGGGGTTGTCACTGGCTTCTCTGATATGTTCCGTACATATACATCGAACATAGACTCAGCCCATCAAGCCGCTGCTGTCAAGAATTTAGTAGAAAATCAGACTAGTAATTTTAAAGTAGACATCTCTTCCAAGATTGACGCAGTAATAGCAGGTAGTCTAGATGCACAGGGGTTTGCCTCTCACATTAAAATGAGCCAGAATGATAGTAAGCTTGGGTACAACTTTAGTAATAAAACAGCTAACACTATTACCCTAGATACTATTATTGCATATGCTACAGAAGACCCTGATCTAAGTTACTCTGAGCGTAACTCTGTACTAAACCTAGCCTATGGTATTGAAACCACTAAGGGTAGTTTCTTGGGTAATACGCAGGAAGCTCAGATGGCTATTGGTAAAGCTAGGGCTTCTATTGAGGCTAAGAGATTAAAGGAACAGGATCAAGAGTATAAACTGTATACTCAAACAAAAACACTAGTAACAGATAGCGTACAGAATATTATCCAACAGAAGCTACAAGAGAACGCTGAAGCTCCACTAGAGGATATCCTTACACCTAAGCAATTAGAAGAAGCTAGAGTTTACTTTCCAGAGCTAATCTCATATCACAGTAAAAACCAAGCCTTCTTTCAGGGTAAAGTAGAAGAAGTAGACAGCCAAGACATTGTAGCTATGAGAATAGAACTAGCTACTGCTACAACTACTCAACAGGCTCGTGACATTATTACTGGATGGCAGGTATCAGGTAGGTTGAAGAATAACCCTACCGTATTTAATACTCTGTGGCAGCAAGCTGACAAGATTAAAGAGATTAAAGACCCTGCTCTTAAAGACTTTACAACAGATAAGTACTACAGCACTTACTTTAGACAGCTAGGTGGGGTAGACCCATCTACAGGATTTAATCCATTCCCTGTTGCTGATCCTAGAAACCAAGTACTAACAGATTTCTTTGAGGCTTTTGTAGATTTGTACTACACGGATGAGTACCAAGGGTTCAATAATATACAAAAGCGTGATGCAGTAAAACAACTATTCCTTGTCTCTAAACAAGAGATTATAGACACTGCCCCTCAACAACCTCTTGTACCAGCCTTAGGTGGCTAACATAAATAATATAGGAGTCTTAAATGGCTGAACCTGATATTCCAGTATCTGCGGATGCTGTGCCTACCCAGCCTGTCCCTACATCTGCGGATGAACCACAAAGCGATGGGATGCTAAAAGATACTCTTGAGGGTGTGGCTACAGGAGCAACTAAAGGTATTAACGAGTTAGTTCAGACAGCAGACACACTAACATTTGGTGGTGTGAATGAAGTAGGTGACTGGCTCAATGAGAACGTAGCTGACTTAGGAACACTAGGGGTAAACGAGAGTGGAGAACTAGTATACTACAGAGCAGCACAGGCTATCAAAGAAGCTAAGGAAGCAGGATTAGAAAGAGGTGATCCAGCCTTTAATGATTTTGTTAAGGAACGTGTTACCACTACTAAACTAACTGATGGTTTGCAAACTATTTCAGGTAACATATCTTCATCACTAACACAGTTTGCTGCTGGCTGGTTGCCAGCTAATAGAATGATGAAGCTATTACCAACCCCTACAACTACAGCAGGTAAAGTTTCTAAACTAGCTGGTGAGGGTGCAATAGCTGAAGTCATTGCTTTTGATAAGTATGAAGACCGTCTGTCTAATATTATCGAAGACTATCCAGCACTAGAAAACCCTGTAACAGCTTTCCTTGCTGCTGATCCAGATGATGCGGCAGCACTAGCAGTTCTTAAGCAAGCCACTGAAGGTGTAATGACGGAGGCGTTGTTCCTACCCTTTGTAGCTGGTCTCAAAGCACTACGAGCTAATCGTAATAACTTTGAAGAAACAGATAGACTAGTACAGGAAGCAGCAGAAGAAGCATCCGCTTTAGCTCCACAGATGAGTAACGAGATAGAACAATCTCTTAAGTCTTGGGTAGAAGCTAACTCAGAGATTGCTGCTAAGTATGCCGAAGCAGTCCCACTAACAGGAGCAGCACGTACTCAAACACGTAAGGCAGGTAGAGATGAAGCTGTAGCAGCATTAGATGATGCACAGTTAGAAGACCTACAGGCCAAGGGTGGAGGTATCCAACTAACCAACGAAGCTATGCAACAGGCTGCTCGTAGGGATATTGGAAAGTACTTAGCACCCTACAGTGACAACGTTACTCTAGGAGTATCTAACTGGATTGAACGTTTTGGTGGTGACGTAGTTCGCGCACGGCGCACTCTAGTACGTGCTACAGAGATGGTTAACGTAGCTGATGTAGAGTTTTCTAAGGTAGCTACTAAGTTTCAAACAGGACAGGCTACTGAAGAAGAATTAAAAACAGCCTTTAAGAATGTTGTAGGCATTGTTAACGTAGCTCGTGGTGGCTTCTCAGAAGCTGGACGTATGCTAGAGTTCTCTAAAGTCGTAGACGGATGGAACGTAAATACTCTTAACACTGCTATTGAAGCTGGTACAGCCTTGCAGGGTAATCTTAGGGGTAGACAGAAGTTCATGGCTAACATGGCTAAGTATGCCTTTGACATCCAGAAGGGTGGAGCCAAGAGCGTTGCCATTGTAAACGAGTTATTCATTAACTCTATCCTATCTGGACTAAAGACACACTTGGTAAACATCGGCTCTAACACCTTTACTATGGCTACTATGCCACTAGAAAAACTAGCTGGTGCAACCATGCGCCTTGATAAGAAAGAAGCCATGAAGGCTTTGTATATGTATCAAGGTATGGGTTTAAATGCTTGGCAAGCTGTTAAGGGTGGTTTTCAAGCTCTTAAAAAAGGACAGACCCAATTAGATATAGATCGTTCTATTCTTGAGGAAGGTTTACAAGAGGGTGCTATACCAAACTGGGCTTTGGGTTCAGTTATAAGACTACCTACTCGTGCCTTGGCAGCAGAAGATGAGTTCTTTAAACAACTTAACTTCCGTGCTTTTGCATATGCAGAAGCTATGGCTGACGGTAAAGCTTTAGGTAAACGTGGTACTGAGTTATCTGATTATGTAGAGCAGGAACTAAACAACGCCGTAGAAGCACAGCTTAAAGCATCTATTGCTAAAGCTACTACTAGTGAGAATGTAGTAGCAGACAGTGCTATTGAGTATGCACGTACTGCTACATTTACTCAAGGCTTGGGTGGTAAAAGTATTAACGAGAGATTGTCTCAGGGTGTGAGCAAGGCTGTTACAGACTTCCCTATCCTAAGACAAATCAATCCGTTTATCCGTACCCCACTTAACATTGCGTCTTATACACTACAGAGAAGCCCACTAGCTCCGCTATCCGGTAGATGGCGTAGAGACATGATGCAGGGTGGACAGGCTCAGAGTGAGGCTATTGCACGTGCATCAGTAGGCTCTGGACTTGCTTACTACTTCTATGGACTAGCAGAGCAGGGTGCTATCACAGGCACTGGTTCTGGCCTTAGCGTAGATCAAATCAAAGCTATGGAAGATATGTATGGCTATAGACGCAACGCTGTTTATGATGGTGAAGAATACCTAGAGGTATCCAGACTATCACCAGCTAGTGATCTTATGACTATCATGGCTTCTATCTATGAGTTGAATAAGTATGGTGCTAGTAAAGAAGCAGATGAGTTAGCGATAGCTACTACTATGGTTCTGTCTGAGTTCGCTAGAGATAAAACCTTTATGCAGGGCTTAGGTGATTTTATGAACGCCATAGAAGACCCTGAGCGTTATGGAACATCCTACGCAGGTAGTCGTATTGCAGCCTTAGTACCATTCTCTGGTTTCCTAAAGTCAATGAATGGTGATCCTAGACTAAGAAAAATCTATGAACTAAGTGAAGCCTATAAGAAGACAATTCCTGGATTATCCAAAGACTTAGACCCTGTTCGTAACATCTTAGGTGAACAAAAACTAGTCCCAGAGTTCTGGGGAATAGACTTTGCATCTCCTATTGGACACACTGTTGAGAAGGATGATCCTATTGCACTGGCGTTTAAACAAGCTGCTGATGCTGGAACACCCTTCAACATCCCCATGCCTTCTAAGAATAAAGCTGGTATAGACTTAACTGATAGGGCTTTTAGTAATGACTTTCAGGGTAAACCTTTGAACCCTAAGCGTGTACGTCAGACAGCCTATGATATGTGGCTAGAGTTTTCTGGTAAGGTTCCACTAGACTTTACTGGTAAGGGTGACATGAAAACACTTAGAGAAGCCTTGACTGCTGTTGTATCAGACCCACGGTTTGAAGGACAGGCTACAGGGAACTTCCGTATTGGAGATAAAGTGTATACTGGTTCTCGTGCTGACTACATCAACCAAACAATTACAGCCTATCGTAATATAGCTTGGGATGTAACGGTAGGTAAAGACCCCTATGCAGCTAATGCTGCTAGTGGTATCTTTGACTCCAAGGGTTTTCTAGTAGATGTCAAGGGAGCTTTTAACCCTCGCCTTGCTACAGCCTTCTGGACTAACAACAAAGTTGCAGGAGAAGCAGCTAAGAGTAAAGAAGGTCAAGAGTGGATGAAGGGTAATCAGTTAGCCATTGAGGATAGAATTAAGGGGATATTTTCCCAAGGGAGTAATTAAATGAGTAACTCTGTACAACTGTACACAAACATTGCGGCTCCGCAAAGCAGTTTTTCATTTCCATTCTCCTATCTAGAAGCGGTAGATATTACTGCCTACGTAGATGGGGTAGTGGTATTTCAGAACAACGCTTCTACAGGTACAGCAGTAGGGGGTAACACTTATGTTGTTGCCTTCTCTGCACCTGACTCTACTACGCTTACATTCTCTCCTGCTGTAGTAGCAGGAAGTAATGTGCGTATTCAGCGTAACACTAACTTGACTACAAAAGCTGTAGACTTTGCAGACGGTGCAGTACTGACTGAGATTGCTCTAGATACAGCTATTGACCAAGTGTTCTTTGGTTCTCAGGAAGCTATTGATAAAGCCAATGAGTCCATCACTGTAGACGTAGATGATAAGTGGAACGCTCAGAACAAACCTATTAAGAATGTAGGTAATCCAACCAACGCTCAGGATGTAGCTACTAAAGACTACTTAGAGAACACTTGGTTATCACCTACAGATAAAGCTAACTTAACTACAGTGGCTAGTATTTCTAGTGATGTAACAACTGCCGCTGGTATTTCTAGTGATATTACGGCTGTAGCCGCTGATGCTACAGACATTGGAGTAGTATCTACTAATATAGCAAGTGTTAATACTAACGCTGGTAGTATTGCATCTATCAATACTAACGCTGCAAACATCACAGACATCCAGAACGCTGCGACTAATGCTGCTACAGCTACCACACAGGCTTCTAATGCCTCTGCTTCAGCTACTCTGTCACAGGAGTGGGCTGAAGAAACCACAGGTATTGTAGATAGTACAGGCTATTCTTCTAAGGCTTGGTCTACAGGTGGCACAGGTGTTACCAACACAGCAGGTGCTGGTGCATCTCAGGAGTGGGCAACTAAGACTACAACTACTGTAGATGGTACAGAGTACTCAGCTAAAGAGTACGCTATTGGTTCACAGGCTGGTAACACACTGGGTTCAGCCAAACAGTGGTCACTTGGTGGTGGTGCTAGTTACGATGTAAACACCACAGTAGATGGCACTAATTACTCAGCTAAGTACTATGCCGAACTTGCAGCAGCCTCCGCAGATGCCGTGGATGATAAGTACCTTGGTGCTAAGTCCTCAGACCCTGCACTAGACAATGATGGCAATGCTCTAGTTACTGGTGCTTTATACTACAACAGCGTCAATACAATCATGCGTGTATGGAATGGTACAGCTTGGGAAGATGTAGCAGCTAGTACTGCTGGATTTGCTTCTAACGGTTTCTCTATCGCAATGGCAATCGCCCTATAAAGGATAAATTATGGCACAAAACTTTAGACGATATACCCTACAGGGCGTAGGCACTTCTGCCGCTGACATTCCTGATGGGGCAAACTTTGACAGTTACGATACCATTGTAGGTATCCACATGACTAATACATCTGCTAACGCAATCACAGTAGATGCTTACATTAACGATGGCACAGCGGATGTGTACCTCATCAAAGGCGCACCTATTGCTGCTGGCGGCGCACTACAGCTACTTGATGGTGGCGCAAAGGTAGTGGTTAGCAGTGGTGACAGACTGTGGATTAAGTCAGACACAGCAGCATCTTTGGATTGTTGGGTATCTGCCGTTGATGACATCAGTACATAAGGGAGAGAACTATGGGTTACATTGGTAATCAACAAGCACAAGGCTTTAGTAAGACTCCCCCTAAGCAAGACCTAACAGGTGCTACAGGTACGACACTAACACTGTCTCATGCTGTAGCTAGTTCAGAGGCTATTGACCTATACATCAATAACGTCCGTCAGGAGCCTACTGAGGCTTACTCAGCAGCAGGGACTACAGTTACCCTAACAGGTTCTGTAGTGGCCTCTGACGACATCTATGTGGTCTATAACGCACTAGCACTACAAGCTACTGTACCCCCTGATGGTTCTATTACAGCAGCCAAGCTAGACCCCAACCTTGTACTAGGTGGTGGTAGCTTCCTTGGTGACAGTGGTGGCGGTACGGCAGATATCTTTCGTGTACATGAGAGTGAGTTAAACACTAGCGTCACAGTAGTAGCTAACACCAACGCCCTATGCGCTGGCCCTCTAACCCTAGCGACAGGAGTTACCGTTACAGTAAATGGTAATCTGGTGATAGCATGAGTGAGTTAAGAGTAGACACAATCACTGCCAGTGATGGCACAAGTCCTGTCACGTTGACCAAGCAGAGTGCGGCCAAGTCTTGGGTGAATATGGACGCCACTGGCACAACAGACCCCGCAAGCACAACGGGAGTGCGGGACAGTTTTAATGTAGCAAGTATTTTAGACATAGCAAATGGCGGTCAGACCGTAAACTTGTCCAACAATATGTCTAATGTTGATTATGCGATGACGGTAAACCAAAGAAACACCACTACGGTAAGAACATTTGTCAATGGTGGTAATAACGGTCATTCAGACCCAACGTCATCTGCTTTTGATGTGGCGGCATATAACGAAACTGGAAGCGCATATATTGACCCTAATTGGATATGGGCAGTAGTTCATGGAGACCTAGCAACATGAGTGAGATAAAAGTAGACACCCTCACCGGCAAGACCACTGCTGGTGACATCACAGTGACAAGTGAAGGCGGTGCGGCGACTATGCAGTTGCAGCAGGGTCTGGCGAAGGCGTGGGTAAAATTAAATCAAACAGATGGGCTTGCTACGGATAGTTTTAACGTAGCCAGTGTGTCGGATGACACCACTGCAGTAGGTTCTTACACGTTCACTAACAATATGAACAATGATTCTTTTTGCGTTTCTAGTATGGGTGGGAAAAATGATTACATACAATCTAACACAGATAGAACTGATGCAACCCCAGATTCTACAAGTGGAGTGTCACTAATAAACAGTAATTATAACGGTGCTAACAACGACACTAAACAGATGAACAGCGTAGTACACGGAGACCTCGCATAATGGCTGGAAAAATTATAGCAGATACGCTGGAACACAGCACCGCAGGTAGCCTATCAACAGAATACGTTGTGAATGGTAGTGCGAAGGCGTGGGTGCGCTACAATGGAACAGGAACCGCAGCAATTAGTGACAGTTTTAACACAGCAAGCATTGCAGATAATGGAACAGGCGATTACACATTTGCTTTTTCGTCCTCAATGAATAATTCAAATTTTGCTTGTAATGCAACATCTAAAGAGGTGGATGGCAGTGCTGCTAATAACAATGGAACTGGTGCTATGCCATACAGTAATGCCACAGGTTCTTTTAGAGTATTGAATTTTTCGCCAGATGGTAATCCAAGAGACCCTGCGATTGGCAATACAAGCACAATGGGAGACCTCGCATAATGCAGACACCAAAGTTCAAAGGCACACACCTGTTTGACCGCCTATGCTGGGCAAAGGAAAATCTAGAGGGTGTGCAATCAGACTACCGTGTAGTATTTGAGGACAGCGTTGATGAGTGCGCTAAGATACTTGTGCCTGACCCTAACTGGATGGCGTGTGCATTGCAGGGCGGTATCCTACCACCTGTCTGGGTGTATCACGAACTGGCAAAGGACGAGGCGCAGCCTGACTTTAAGAAGCACACCAGAGGCTACCTATTGCACAACACAGAACCTGTACCAGCGATGACAGAAGAAGAAGCAATTGAGTACTTAATTCTCAAGGACTGCCCTGAGTCTGTCTGGAAAACATATAATGAAGGTAACCGTCTAAAGATGGTTATCTGCAAGAAAGAACAACTACCTCAAACGAGAGAGTGGCGTAACGCTTGGAAGATTAGCGATGACCTCTCTTTAACTGACCTTGCCGCATAGGAGAAACTAATGGTCAATACTTATATCGTAGATAAAGACGGTAATCAGGCAGATGCCTCAACCGTAACAGTACCAGCCAACCGTGATTTCCGTGGGGCTTGGGTACTCAATGGTGCAGTAATCTCAGAAGACATTGAGTCTGCACGTGAAATCTTTAAGGACAAAGTTCGTGAGGCTCGTAAGCCTCTGTTAGAAACTAAAGACGTAGAGTTAATGAAAGCACTAGAAACAGGTGCAGATACAACAGCTATTGCTGCTGCTAAGAACGCACTGCGTGATGCACCAGC